GTGCGGGCGCGGGCGCGAATGTACATCAATGGATCGACGCGGGCATTTGAGCGCGCCAAGAGTGACAGCCTGGGCTTGCCACCGCTAACGCAATATCCCGGCGACGGGCGGACCATTTGCCGCACAAACTGCCAGTGCCACCTAGAGTACAAAGAGGAGCCGGATCATTGGGAGGTGACTTGGGTTCTGGGCGAGGCTGAACACTGCCCGGACTGCGTGACACTCTCTGAGCAGTGGGCACCACGGGTGATACCGAAATGACAGAAGTATTCATCGACCATAACATAGACAAATGGCAGCGGGCAATCGAGCGTTTGCCCGAAGATGTGCTGATGCGGGCAATGAAACAGACCGCGCAGACGACCAAGCGCGACCTGCTGCGCCGCTTTCGGCGCACGGTGAGCACGTGGCGGCACAAGCCACGGTTCGAGATAGAGGAAGAGATCACGCCAACGGGTGTGTCTGTGCTGGCTGGGACAGACGACAAGGTATACCGCTATGTGGATCAGGGCACGCGCCCGCATACTATCGAGCCACGAGGGCCGGGGTATCCTCTGCGATTTCAAAGTGGGTATGCTGCCAAGACCCAGCCAGGCGTGCTGGGCAGCGGTCAAGGCGGGCCGAGTGGGCCATATGTTCACGCGTGGCGCGTGCAGCATCCCGGCACGCAGGCGCGCCGGTTCACAGAGTTGATCCTAACAGAGATGGTGCCGATTACCAAGGCGCTGCTGGTCAAGCTGATTCACAAACAGCTTATCAAGCACGCACGATGGGCAGCGAGGCGATGACCGACCGCGACCCCGACCGTACCTTCTGGATCGCCGTGCGGCAGGCGTTGATCATCCTGCTCGGCGCGATTGAGGACCGGCTGCACATGCCGCGCAGCATCACGCCAAAGCGGAAACGGACGGCGTAGCGCCAACCTGACAACCGAATAACCCACCGGGCTAACCCAGCGGGACACTTTTCAGATAGCGGGCAACCGCCGTCTGCAAGTGTCCCGCTTTTTTGTTGGGGGCAGTGAGGGCAGAGATGGACGAACAGAATAACGCACTGAAGGCAATCAGCCGCACCGACGACGAACTGATTGTCGCCAACTATATCGTGCTCTTTGGCGGACGCGATTTGGAGGGCGTCGGCAGCCCCCGCGTCAACGCGGACGGCTCGCGGGGTGAATACTTCACCGCTGAGACCGTGCTGGATTCGTTCTACACCAAGTCCGGCGCGATCGCCGTGGACTGGGAGCACGGGCTGGGCGAGCTGGGCGACGAAGTGCTGGGCGTGGTGGACTGGAAAACGGCGCGCGTGGACGACAAAGGCGTCTTTGTCGAACGCGTGCTGAACCGCCACAACCAGTATGTGCAGTGGGTCGAGGAATTGATCGACGCTGGCGTGATCGGCAACAGCTCGCAGGCAGAGCAGGCCGGCGTGCAAAAGGCGGCGGACGGCAGGATCACGCGCTGGCCGCTGTTCCGCGACACGCTGACCGTGCAGCCGATGGAACCACGGATGATCACAGAGAACCACCTACAAGCGTTCAAGGCGCTGGGCATTGACCTAGCGCCAGAGCATAAGGGGGGTGAATCGGAAACGACCGAGGCACCCGAACCAGAACCAGAACCAGAGGCAGCGCCAGAGGCCGATTTGTCGGCGGCGGCTGTGGATGTGGCTAAGGCGAAGGCACGCCTCCAAACGTTCAGAAACTCTATTTTGGAGGTATCAGAATGAACTACAAAGACCTGCTCAAGCTCGCCAACGACAAGGCGACTGAGGCAGAAGCGATCGCAGAAGGCGACGAGTTTGACCAAGAGAAATTCGACGCCCTGATCGCAGAGGCAGAGGGCTACCGCAAACGGGCCGAGTCTGTCAAGTCCGCGCAGACGTTGCGCGAATCGACCAAGGCCGAGCCGGAACCGGAGCCCAAGGCCAAGAGAGAGCAGCCGATCGTGGTCACGCAGGACCGCGCCGACAACGAACTCAAGGCGCACCCCTACAAGGGCCTGGGCGAGCTGCTGATGGAAGTGCGAGACGCTGCGCTCGGGCGCCCGTCTCAGCGCGTGCTCCCGCTCCGCTCCAATGACCCCGAGGACGAGTACGGGTTCAGCCTCAACAAGGCGCTCGGTGACGAGTTCGTGGGCGGGTTGGCAAAAGCCGCGCTCAAAGCGCCGACCGGGCTGGGTGAGGGGCTGGGCGCGACCGGCGGGTTCCTGGTGGACACCGATCGCCAGGGCGGCATTATGCAGCGCGTCTATGACGTAGGGCAACTGCTGCGCCGGGTCGATATGACCGGCATCAGCGCCGGGTCTAACGGTATGACGTTCAACGCCATCAACGAGACCTCGCGTGCCGACGGCTCCCGCCGTGGTGGCATCCAGGTCTACTGGCTGGCCGAGGCAGCGAGCAAGACGGCATCCGCGCCGGCGTTCCGGCAGATGGAACTCAAGCTCAAGAAAGTCGCCGGTTTGGTCTACGCGACCGACGAACTGCTCCAAGACGCCGCCGCGCTTGAATCGTGGATTATGTCGAACTTGCCCGAAGAGCTGAACTTTGCCGTCGAGGACGCGATCCTGAACGGCACCGGCACTGGGCAGCCCACTGGCATCATCGGCAGCAATGCCGTGGTGAGCGTCACCAAAGAGACCGGACAGGCAGCGGACACCATCGTGGCAGAGAACATCTTCAATATGTGGAGCCGGATGTGGGCACCCAGCCGCAGGAACGCGATCTGGCTGATCAACCAGGACGTTGAGCCGCAACTGTTCCAGCTCTCGCTCGGCGTCGGCACAGGCGGGTCCGTGCTCTACTGGCCGCCGGGCGGGCTGAACTCTGCCCCCTATGCCACCCTGATGGGCCGTCCCGTGATCGCGCACGAATCAATGCCCACGTTGGGCGACACCGGCGACATTATGCTGGTCGATCCGCGCGAGTACCAGATGATCGAAAAGGGCGGCATCCAGACGGCCAGCTCCATCCACGTCAACTTCACATCGGACGAGACCGTGTTCCGGTTCGTCTACCGCGTGGACGGGCAGCCCAAATGGAACGCGGCTCTGACGCCCAAGTCGGGCAGCGGCAACACGCTCTCGCCGTTCGTCAAGCTGAACGAGAGGGCATAGGAGTAACAACAGATGAGCAACATCTTTCTTCCTGAACATTTCAAACTGGTCTCCGGCACACAGGGGCCGCGCACGACCAACGGCGGTGTGACCGGCGAAAACATCAAGCTGCGCGACGCGCAAATGGTGTGGATTGTCGCCAGCTTCCGCCAGGCCGTCTCGCACGCAACCACGATCCAGCCGGTGGTCGGTGCGACGGACGCCGCGTGCACCACGTCGATCACGTTTTCCGCCGAATGGTGGAAAAACGCGGACGTGTCCAGCTCGGACACCCTGACCAAGCAGACCTCGGGCACGTCGATGGCTTGCACGGCAGGCGCGACCGACCAACTGATGGTCATCAAGATCGACCCGTCGCAAGTCATCGGCCAATCCAGCACCTATGACTGGCTCGGCTTTACCATCGCCACCAGCTCGCAGGCGACGGATTTTGTGGATGTGAAGTATTTCATCCAGACCAAGTACCCGCAGGCGACACCGTTGGCAGCGATCAGCTAACGTAACTCACCGGGGGCCGGGCACGCTCTCCCGGCTCCTCTATGGCCTAACAACCGTTGAAACCGGGGATAGGCAAGGAGCAATACAATGGCAGCAGTGAGAACTGCACTTTTTAGCCGCCAGCAACCCGGCGGCGTTTTCACCGTCGATGACCTGGGGGAGCACGGCGGTAACATCTGGTTCGTCGGCTCGGACGTGTCCGGCGCAGAGGACGGCGCAGGGTTCGGCAAGAACCCCGACGCCCCGTTCGCTACGCTCGACTATGCGATCGGCAAATGCACGGCCAACAACCACGACGTGATCTATCTCCTGCCCTCGCACTCGGAGACCAAGAGCGCGACCGGCTCGCTGTGGGCCGCCGACGTGGCGGGCATCCACATCCGAGGCCTTGGGCGCGGCGCGGATCGTCCTACGTTCACGTTCTCGCACACCGGCGCGGCCACGACCATCACCGCCGCCAGCGTCACGCTGGAGAACGTCGTCTTTGTGGCGGGCATCGACAGCGTAACAGCGCCGCTCACGATCTCTGGCGCCGACTGGACGCTCAAAGACGTTGAGTTCAGAGACACCACGGACATCGAGTTCGTCAAGGGGCCGACCACGACAGCCGACGCCGATCGCGGGCACGTGGACGGCTTTCTCTATCGCGGCTACAAAGACGGCAATGCCTGCACCATCGGCATCTCGCTGGTCGGCTGCGATGGGTGCATTGTCGAGAACAGCGTCTTTTATGGCGAGTTCTCGACCGCGTGCATTGATTTCACCACGACCTCGTGCCACAACGTCACGGTCAGGAACTGCACGTTCTACAACGACAACGTGGCGCTCACCAAGAACATTCTGGACAGCGCGACAAGCTCGACCTGGCAGGTCCACGACTGCTTCGACGGCAAAGGTGGCTACTCGTTCAGCGGCGGGTCCGCTGCGACCGTCGCCTCTGACGACGTGTCCGGCCTGACGACCATCGTCGGCGCCGTGACCAGCACGCAGACCTCGGACCTGAACGGCAAAATCGGCACCGATGCCGAGATGAACGACATCTCGCTCTACGACCTCCTGGTCGGCGCTGGGCCGACGACCGCACCGAGTGCTGCGGCTGCCGGCGATGACGTGTCGCTCTATGAGGTGACTCGGCACATCCAAGAGGATCTGCTGGGCACCGCTTCCGCGACGACCACGGACAGCATCAACGGCAAGCTGGGCACCGATGCGCAGATGGCCGACAGGAGCCTGTACGACCTCCTGGTCGGGGATGGGCCGACCACGGCCATCTCAGGCGCAGCGCTCACGACCGATGTGAGCCTGTACGAGGGTGTGGCATACCTGCAAGACAGCGTGCTTGGAACATCCACGGACACGACCACGGACACGATCTGGGGTGTGCTCGGTACCGATGCACAGTATGCCGACCGCTCGCTCTATGACCTGCTCGTGGGCGATGGGCCGACGACCGCGATCGCGGGCGCGGCGCTCACCACAGACGTGTCCCTCTATGAAGGGCTCGCCTACTTGCAAGATGACGTGATCGGCACGTCTACGGCTACCACGACCGACACGATCTGGGGCGTGCTGGGCACTGACGCAGAACTCGCGGATCGCTCGCTGTACGACCTCCTGGTCGGCGATGGTCCGGTGACTGCGCCTACCGGGGCGGCACCGGGCAACGATGTCTCGCTCTACGAGGTTGTGCGGAAGGTCTACGACAACCAGGCCGGCTCGTGCTTCTGGGTCACTAAGGCGTTCACGCACACTGCCGTCGTGAGCACTGCGGCAGACGTGACCGGAACCTCCAGCGGCGCGCTGGTGATCGAGGAGGTCATTCTCGACAACAGTCAAACGGCGATGGACTCGGCCGGTGACGGCGCAGACATCGACCTGAGCGTCACCAACGCCACGCACGCAATCAGCGCGGTGTTCGCCACGCTGGACGGTGATGGCCTGGTCACAAATGCCACGTTCAGTGGCACCAACGGCGACCTGACCACGTTTTACCCGGTCGTGCTGGAGTCGGGCAAGAAAGTCCAGATTGCGGCCGGTGACGAGAACTTTACCTCAAACGGCGAGATGCAGGTACACATCCGCTTCCGCCGGATGTCCACCGCTGCGACTGTGAGCGCCGCATGATGGGACGCTGTATTCTGGTTCTGGGCGTGGGGCGTTCCGGCACGTCGATCATCGCCGGGATGCTCTCAAAGCTGGGCGTGAGTATGGGTGCCTCGTTCGTGCCTGCCAACCGCAACAACCCGTTTGGCACGTTCGAGGACCGCGAGTGGTTCAACTACACACGCGACGTGCTGAGGGGGGCAGAACCGGAATACGGCCCCTTAATCGAAGCGCGCAATGGGTCGGCGCTGTGGGGTGTCAAAGACCCCGCGCTGGCCCGTGTCGCGCAGTACGTAATCCCGCACCTGGACGACGTGCGGGTGGTCCTAGCCACGCGCCCGCGTGACGAGTGCGTTCTGTCGTTTGCGCGGGCGTATGGCAGAACGATGTATGAATCGGTTGGTTGGTGGACGGGCGCCAACGAGCAGCTACAAGCGCGCTTGGCCGAGTACACCGGGCCGCTGCTGACCATCGAGTATGACAAGCTGCTCGCGGACCCCGGAGACATCGCCGGGCAACTGGCGGCGTTTGTGTTCGAGAAAATGGACGCACCTCCACCAGAAAAGATCGCACTCGCGGCGGCGCACGTGCGACCGCAGACGGTGCGATTTGACGAGCAAAAGGTCGCCATCGGGCACCCGCTCACGGGCGGCGTGCCGACGTGGGGCCTGTACAAAACGATGATGGATCTCGACAAGCCACACGGCTACAAAATCAGCCTGACGCGCGAGACGGGCCTGCCGGTGGACATCGCACGAGACGAGATATGCCGCTGGTTTCTGGAGGACACCCGCGCCGACTGGCTGCTGATGACGGACCACGACGCGGCGCTACACCCGGACACGCTGCGGCGAATGATGAGCTGGGACAAGCCGATTGTGAGCGCGCTTGCGTTCTTGCGCTTTCGACCGTGCTTCCCGTCGCTGGTCTATTGGCGGCCAGAGTTGAGCGCGCACCGTTTCGCCGTGCCAGAGGTGCGCCGATGGATCATAGACCACGATCTGGCGCAGGCCAGGACGGGGCCGTGGGTGATCTACCCGCGACCGGACGACGGGCTGTGGTCGTTGCGAGAGAACGCCGCCTATACCGGCTGCCATTGCGTGCTGTTCAAACGCTCGGCGCTGGAGGCGATCGAGCCGCCGCGATTCAAGCGCATCAAGAAGCTGGTTGGCGAGGATCGGTTCTTTTTTGCGAAAGCGCAAGTCTCAGGGGTGGAGGCGCACATAGATATGACGACGGTCGTCGCGCACCTGGCAGGGCCGGGGTACGCGCTGGGCGTGTCCGATTTCCTGTTGTGGGATCGGATGCTGAACGACGCCGAGTGGGACGCGGCGCACGAGTTGATCAAATGAGTGTAGAGCTGTACCAAGGCGACTGCTTGACCGTTCTACCCGACGCGATCCCCGACGAATCGGTCAATCTCGCCTTTGTCGATCCGCCCTACAACATCGGTATCTTTTGCAAGATGGACCCTGCCGAGTACCTGGCGTGGTGCGAGCAGTGGATCGCGCTCGTGTCGCGGAAACTGACGGCAAACGGGGCGCTTTGGGTGAGTCACAGCGAGCCGGTTGTCTTGGCGAGACTGTCTGAATTGATCGCGGAACGTGGGCGCGGATTGATCAATTGGGTAACGTGGGACAAATACGACTGGGCCTATGTGCGCAAATTCAAGGAGGCGGGCACGCGCTCATTTATTGACGCGAGCGAATACCTGATCTATCACGCCGACGAAGGCCAATGGACGACGCAGTGTGACCGTGAGCGCGGGTTCATCTTTGAGCCGCTGCGGGCGTATTTGGCGGGGGAACGAGACAGAGCAGGGATTGCCAATAGCACGATCAATGCGGCGTGGTGCGAATGGAAGCAAGTCAACAGCACTAGTCAAACGCAAAAGTGGTTCAGTTCTTCGTGTTTCAATCCGCCGACGCGCGAGGCATACGAATGGCTGCGCGAATTGTTCCACGACCACAACCACGGCGGTGAGTACCTGCGCCGGGACTACGAGGACTTGCGCCGGGACTACGAGTACCTGCGCCGGGACTACGAGGACTTGCGCTACACGTTCAACAACCCCGGCACGGTGTCTAGCGTCTGGCAGATACCGCCCGCACCGCGCAACGGGCACGAGACGCCAAAGCCGGAAGCACTGCTAGAGCGGATCATACTCGCCACGAGCAACGAAGGCGACGTGGTGCTCGATCCGATGTTCGGCAGCGGCACGACGGGCGCGGTTGCCGTACGGCTGGGGCGCTCGTTCGTCGGGTGTGAGATCAATCCCGATTACGTGGAGATGGCACGGCAGAGAATCGAACAGCCGCAGCAGGCGAGGATGGCAGTATGACCCACAAACGCGAGGCGGCGCTACTGCCGCACTACGAGACCGCGCTGCGCTACTGGTCGCCGCTGATGAATCACCGCGCAAACGACCTGGCGCGGCTGGTCGGCGTCGAACTGTCGCCTCCGCTGCTCGACCTGGGCTGCGGAGACGGGCGGCTGGCGCTACAGGTGCCGTTCGATATTACCGGCGTCGATATGAGCCCGATGCGCGTCACGCTGGCACAAATGGCGCGACCGGCGTCGCGTTGGTTCGTCGGCGACCTCTATGCGTGGCTGGAGAAGGACACAGAGCGGTACCAGACCATTACCGCGTTTGACGTGCTGGAGCACCTAGAGGAGCCGGAGCGGGTCGTGGACCTGGCACGCGCGCGTCTGCTGGAAGGCGGCGCGTTTGTCGCCACGATCCCGCTCGATATGGACATCGACGAGCACCTGCAACTGTACGCCGATCTGGACGCGGTGCGGGACGCGCTGGGGCCGGACGAATTGATCGAGATCGGTACATTCGTGGTGTGCCGCTGGGGCGCACAAAAGGACTAGGAATGGCATACAAATCAGATACATACGTGGTCAACCTGGGGGCTGAGGCCGTATCGGCATCGACCGGCTACGTGCTGGTCGATCTGTCCGACACGACCAATTACCCGCACTCAAAGACGAACCAGCTCCACCTGCTCGGATTGATCCTGAGCGCAGAGAAGGCAGGCGATGGGGTCTATGACATCTGGGTCGGCCCGGTGTTCGAGGTGGACGCATCGAACGGCAGCACGACCTGGGTGCATTGCTTCCACTTAGAAGCCGTGGGCAACCCGACCGACAACACCGACCGATTCGCGCAGGCAATTGATTTCACGCTTGGCGGGTCTAACCCCGAGGGCGTCAACTGCCAGGTGAACAGCGGCGGGACCGGGTTCACGAACTTTGTCGGCAACCAGGGCCACAGCGGCGACGGCACGTGGAAAACGGGCACCGGGCTGGCGTCACCTGTCGGCGCGGGCGCAGGCACGACCGGCAAGCCAGGCGCGGGCGATCTGGTGGTCTACGTCGAAGAGGTGTCCGGTACGGGCACGATCGATTTCTCTTTGACCGCGATTTACGAGGCGCTGTGATGCGAGGACTCACACGTGACGCGCTCGGCCTATCCGAACCGCAATGGCAGGCACTCGCCTCCATTGGCGCGATCGAGACGGCGCTGGCACAACTGGACGCGCTGACCGATGACGAGCTGGCAGAGCTGACGCCG